CTTGTACAATTATAACCTTCTGCGGATTATGTGCATTGGCGCCCTTATATCTGACCCTTGGGGTCATGACAAGGCAGATACAAGATAAGGTTAATTAATTACCAAGGTACACCTGAAGTCTTAGTTGGAGTCTTAGATTCTGTAATCTGTGCAGCAATATCTGTTTCAATAGCTGTTACTTCATCAGAACCGATTGCAGCTTTAGCCCATGCAATAGCATTATCTTTACTAACAGAAGCATATGCAGTAAAAGAACCGCTATCAGCATCAGCTAGTAAAATATAACCATAACGATATCCAACGTGTTCACCGTCTTTGTCTGAAGCTTGCCAATGTATCTTTGTAATAACATCAGATAAACTACCGACAGTTTTTGTTGCATCTAATGAAATAACATCCCAAGAAACAGCCATAATCGTAATTTTTATTTTACTTTACTTTGATTCTACAGTTTGTACAACATCACTAAGTTTTTCTAACTGTTTTAATGCCCCTTGATCTTCCATTATTGGTTGCATAAGTTGATTTTTTTCTGTATTTTTCTGGTCTATTTCTTTTTGAAGCATTTGTGCTTTTGCAATATTTAAATCAAGACGAGTTTTTGTTTCGTCATAAAGTTCTTGTGGTGTTGCCATAAATTTAATTTAAGTAATCCTATTATATTAACAAGCCATCAAAACACAAGGGTAGGCTTTACTACCGTCAGCATATGTTGCTGTGTGGTTTGTTGAGATAATTTTTGCAATAGTTGAACTTCTAATAATGTCATCTGCCTGTGGTTTTGCTGTTCCATCCCCTGCTGAAATAAGCAGATCACCTCTTGCGACAGTCGTTGATGCTGCAACTCTTATAACCATATCCCCTGTCATTGCAACATAAAAATCATTAACAATTTCATCATCATCATCATCCCAAGCCCAAAATACCCCTGCCACATCTTTATCACCATCAACATCAGATACTTTTGTCATGTTTAACTGTTGATTTTGTTCTGTATAACCAGCCCTTAATACATCGCCTTTTGCGTGTTTTATATCTCCAATTTCTTTTCCATCTGGAATTGTATCTCCACTGATATACAAAACATCTTCTTCATAAAGAACATCAGCATGAGTCCAAGCACATAAATCATCTAAGTTACTCATAACTGTACCTTGATAAATTGTTGGTCTTGCGGATTTATCTGTAGATGATATACCAGAAAGTTGTGACCACCTACTTAAATGACCTCCATTATATGCAACAGTTCCACCACTTACACTAACTGATCCTTCTGTTGTTCCATCTTGAATAAAACTCATAAGAGTTCCATCAGAAGTACATCTGTTTAATCTAAATACTCCTTGATTACTGCAAGTAAAAATATTAGATCCATCAAGACGAATTATCATACCTTCTTTACCAGAACCAGAATGTAGACGCATTTGGTCAAAAGTACTGGTCGTTCCACCAGCCCCAATTCTTAGTCCGACATTGTTACCTTGTAAATTCATTACTTCAGATACAGCACCAGAATCACTTACAGAAAAATTTAATCGACCAGCCATTTTTGCAATGCTTAAACAACCTGTTGTATGTGCTACATAACCATGCTGTGCCTCTCCTGATCTGTCATCTTCATGAAAAACCAAATAGGGTCTTGCACCCTTAAGCTTTAAGCCCATCCAACTTGCTTCACCCGCAGTATTAGTTTCGTCAGTTCCACCTACTATTATTCTTTTTTCAGCCGCAGTATTAGTAAAACGTGCGACTTCTCCTAAACTTCCACTTCTAGCACATTCGACTACAAAAATACCTTCATCGTTTGCATTATTTCTACTAAAAACAAGTTGTGCAGTTCTAGCACTGCCACCTGAGTTATAAGCTGCGATAACAGCAAAAGCCCCATCAGATGTTTGATTGCCTTGCATTTCAAGAACAGAATATGGATTACCTGATTTTCCTATAGATACAGTTGCAGAACCAAAACTTGATAAATTAGGTGTAGTTGTTGCTAAACCAATATCACCATCTGCTTGTATTACCATCCTTGTAGAACCACCAACTTGTACCTCCATTCCAGCCGAATTATCAACTTGTATTCTTCCTCTGTAAGCATTATCCGCATTATTTCTAAAACTTACAGAAGCCGTATCATCAGAACTTCTACCTACTAGCCAAAGATTATTACCGGAAGAATCTTCAATTGCAAACTTTCCAGCCGTTGCTCCTGATGCTCCAATAATAATTCGATTATTACCAGCATCTAACTTAAACAAATTAGCGTCAGAAGAACCTTCAATTCTAAAATCTACATCAGTACCACCATTATTTACGACTATATCATCAGTACCAATATCAATTCTTTCAACACCATTAGTTGCAATATTAAAATGATTAGCTGAACTTGAAAACACTCCTGTGTTGAGGTCGTCTCTAAAACCGAGTGCGGGACTGCTCGCAGACCCATCTTCAAGAGTTAACGTACCGTCAAGTTGTAAAAGTTCTATCCATGCGTTATTAGCTGAATTTCTTATTTTTAAAACCCCTGCTGAAGTGTCAGCCCACCATTGATAAGCGTAAGTTGTAGCTGGACTAGATGAGTTTGAGTTATTACTTACAATCGCAGCTAAAGCATTATTAAGGTCTGTACGAAATGCCGCCCCTGATGCGTTGGCTAATACATAATCATGAGTTGCCATTACTTAATCCTTTTCTATAAGTATATGATAGTTGATAACTTAAATATAAACATATTTAACTTCCTTTACCAAACCCGATGGCAGTATATTTAAAACTTAAATCTTTGAAGTTATTACTGCCGTCTCTTGTCTCAATTACAAATTGCGTTCCAGTGATGGATGTAATTTTAAAATAATCGCCAGAAACAGCACCTTCAAGAGTTATTCCTACTGTTGGCAAAAATGCTGTTGTTGACCCTCCCAAAGAACCAGTACCCGGGAAAAATGGTGAACCAAACGTCACTGTTTTCGCAGAACTATTTGTAGCGCAGGCACTAGCAATTGCTGTATTTACTGTTTCTGTTCTTCTTTTTAGACTTGCTTCATATCCAAGTTCTGAGACATTAATATTTTGTGCAGGGTCATTTGATGTAAGTTCTACTTTAAATTTAAATCCTCTTGCTGTATATTCTCCATTTGCAAAAGTATTAAATTGAGTAAAATTTGCTCCGATATTACAAGATGATGTACCATTTGTCCCACTTGTAGATGATGTAACTGTAAAAGTGTTAACATTTGGAATTGTTTGAATCACATAGTTTCCATCTGTTGCACTTCCAGCCGTAAAATCAATTACAACTTGATCCCCTGCGGAATATCCATGTGAAGATTTTGTAATTGTAATTGTCTGACCGCTTTGTTCGTAAGTTGCCGCTGTTGAAGTTGCTGTATCTAATTGTGTTGTCGCAACAAGTAGTTTTGCCCCGACATCTTCTGCTAAAGTTCCGTCAAATTCTGTCCAAGTGTCGATGTTTGCTGTTCTTGAATCAATAAGATCATTAGGTAAAAGCCCAGAAGTAACAAACCTTCTTTTTAAAGTAAGATTAAAAATCCCACCCATTTCAACTTCATTTTGAAATTCATAAGATCCGCTTGAATTTATTGGGCCGGCAAAGTCAATATTTGATAAATCATCAATATTTTGTGTTATTGAATCCCATAATGTTGTGCCGTCTAATAACAACCCATCAAAATCGGCATCATAAAAAGTATTTGTTTTATTTCCTTGAAACGGCGGTGAATCTGTATCTTCCCTTTCTGTAAGTATTACTTGATTCGGTTGCGGGTCTGGTTGAGTTACAATTATTCTTGCGGCGTTTGAACTTCTGCGATTTCCATCGTCAATAAATTTAATTGAATAAGTTCCAGTTAATGCGGGGACTAAAGTTTCACTTATATTTCCAGAAAGTTTTGGGATTATTTCTGTTGAATTACTAAAAGTCGCTACTGCGGGGTCAATGCTTGGCGTATGTCTTACAGATATTGAACCGCCGTGAGTTACGTCAATATCGGTTGCAGGGTCAAAACGTAGCCTTACAAAAAGGTCTGAAACAGGTTCAATTGTTAATCCTGTCGGATCTTCTGGAAGTGCAGTTTTACCAACAGCGTTAAAAGTTAAATCGTTTGAAGTTGCAGAAAGTATTGTATTGATGTTATAACTGAAAACTTGAATTTCATAAGTTCCAAGTTGACTATTCATTATTTCAAAATCAGGACTTGAAACCTTAGTTGAAACAAAATTTCCATTATTAAAACGATAATTTACTTGATATTCAATGACGCCTGTTATTGGTTGCCAACTGATAATTATTTTTGATACGGCTTGATTATTAATCGGGACTATAGTTTCAACGGCTGAAAGGTTAGAAGGCGGCGGCTGTAGTTGATTTAATACTGAAACATTTCTTTCTGGTAAAGTCGCACCGTCTTCAATAAAGGCATATTTTGTGTCTACATAAGATAAAGCTGTAATTGTATAGTTTGTTGAATCAGTTTCTTCGACTGTTATTACTCTAAATTTTTGCGCTTGTACTGTTGTATTTTGAATTAAATAAATTGTATTTACATTCGGTGTTTGGCTAAAAGCTGAAGAAACAGTAACAACGCCGTTTGTAACATCTGAAATGTCTTTAGTTTCAACAGAACCGTCTGGCAAAATCAAAGATAAAGTCGGGCTATTTGTTGTCGGTAAATCTGTATTTTGTGTATCGTCAACTGTAACAACAGTTGTTGAAGTAACGCCCGCAAGTCTTCCTGAACGTCTTACACCTGCGCGAACTGGGTCGTTTATGTCAATAACAGCGCCCGGCCTTACCATCAACCCGCCTTCCATCGAGGTTGTAAATGTCACTAGCTCAGATTCATTTGCTTCCGAGAATGCAATTGCCTTTGCCAATCTTTGAGCTTGACCCCGCGATGTACACGCGAAACCTTTTACCTGTTTAACAACAGTTCCAATTTTTGCTGATAATGTAGTATTTTCAAAAACTTCATAATCTATATCTTGCGAATCCATGTTGTAATAGCTGACCGATATTACTGAATGTCTTTGTTTTAAACTTGAGCCTGAATAATTGAAACCATCACTTGAAATATTGGCAAGTGAGAAAAGGAACGAGGAATCTTTTGGGGAATCTTGGGCTAATAAAATACTACCGGTTGACCAAATCGGCATACAACGCATCACGCCCGCAAGCTCGTTTATCAAATCAAATGCAGAGCTAGAAGATTGAATATTTACGTTACATGAGAACCTTGGCTCCTGTCCGCCGAAACCATCATCAACAAGAGTATTTGCAAATTTTGATGCAGTTACAAAAGAAAATAAATCAAGGTTTGCATCTGCAATATGTGTTCCGAATCCATATCTTTCTGTAGTTAATAAGTCAAGAAGAATCATTGCAGGGTCAGAACACCAAGTAGCTGCGCCCATAACTCCATTGAAGATATAGCCGTCAGGATAAACAATCCGACCTGTTGCAGAATCGACAGTTGGCGTTCCTGAACTAGATGCGCCAGCGCCCGGAATCCTTACCTTTATTCCGCGAATACGAAATTTACGGCGAGGAATCGCGCTGAATTGCTGAGAATCAAGCCTTATTGCGTTGTAAGCTGAGTTTGTATAAGTGCTTACATCGTCAATAATTTCAGCAAAGCTTGAAAATTGAAATGAATCAATCAAAGAAGAATCTGTTGAATCCGCTGTTACTCTTAAAACTCTTATATCAACAGGAAAAGATCCTGTAATTTTTACTGAATAATCTTTTTGGTATGCGTCAGCGGTTCGACCTGTAATAGTATCTTCGATAACATCAGTAAAACCACCTGAATTATATTGAACAGCAATTTTTAAATCTACAGTTGAGCCAAGAAGGTCACCTTCAGTTGTCGCTTTTTGTATTTGTGGAAATGTTACTGAAACTTTAATTCGATCTACATTTGTATTTGTAATTTGTCTTGTTACTGGCGAAGCGGCTGTAACAGTAACCCCGACAGGTGTTATTGAAGAAGAACTTTCAATTCCATCAATTTTTGTTTGATTTGATGTTCCAAAACGCGGTGTAAAAGTAACATTTTGAAAATTAAAATCTGTATCAGCGGGACTTGCTGAATTGGCCGTAGATTTTAAAACAGGCGTATCGTTAAGGAAAACATCTTTTAAGTAAGCATTTTTATAAGCCGTTGTTGTTTTATCTGTTAAACCTTCTTTTGATGCGGTTGCAGAGCCTTCAATCTCGCCTTCTGATATAAGGTCAAGGAAAGTCGCAAACTGTTTGCTATGTAAAGTATCAGGGGTTCTTGTCGGTTGTCTAGGGGGCGGCGGCGAACCTCCTCCACCACCTGAACCGCGAATAATTTTATTTTTATCTGTCATGCTTGAACTTGCTCCGTATCAACACCGCCGGAAATAACAACTGAGCCAGTGAAGATTTCTCCATATACAATCGGAACTGGCGTTCCGGCCCGGCTTGTCTGTTGCGTCCCTGAAAAACTAAACGATAAACGCGGATCTTGTTCACTTGAAAATTCAGGCTGTTTTGGTACTGGGAACAACATTCCACTAACACCGCTAAGAACTAAACCCGCACCGATAAGACCGAGAGCCGCCGAACCATAAGCCC